GTAAAAGTTATACACCAATTCTTGATTCTTATGGTACAATCAGAATGACTAAGGAAGGTGAAATTTCTGTAACACATTCTTTTCAAGCACAAAATGGATATGGCTATCCTGTTACTTTAACAGGATTCTATTTTATTAAGTGGGTTGATGGTAAAGAAGAAAGTAGACACTTTGTCTATCAATGAAACATTTCCTCAAATATCTAGTGGTATGGATAAGTCAAAACTTATCTATGCCGTTCTGGGTAGTTGGACATATTCACTTGAGTGTGAATGTCTATGTGGATTTGTATGAAATACTGGCTTCTATAGGAATGAATCTTATAGTAGCCATAGGATTTGTAATAGATTATATAGAAACAAGAAAATCAAAACAAGATGGAAGAAAATAAAGTAAGGTACCAACCTTGGACTAAAGACGAAATGGCATTACTTGCTGACCTTATGGGTAAAGCATTTAATGCAGGCAAAAACCAATCAGAAGCAGCAGAGTTTGCTTCAACTAAATTAGGTAGATCTAAGGGAGCATGTATGGGTATGTATCATAATAAGATGCGTGGGAAATCATTATCAATTTGGTCATTATTGCCTGAACCAGGAGAGTTAGACGCTCCAGTAGACCTAGGTTCAGACACAGACATTGACAAAGAACCTGATTACACAAAAAGTTTTAGCTTTGTAGATGATCTTATGCATAAGATGCAAAATCCAGAAGGATACACACCTATGTTTGAGTATGAAGAAGTACAAGAGCCTATCAAGATTACAGTTCATGATGGTGAAACTACAGCAGAAGCAGAGATTCTGATTGACAAGAATGATTTGATAGTTGCTAAAGTTAAGGGTTTAATTATCACAATAGAATTATAATATCTGTCTGCAACCCCAGATAGGTTAGTCAGGTGGCGGAATGGTAGACGCAACGTGGTACGGCAGTACAGAGGGTGATGGTATATGTCCCATCAGTGGTAAGTGACCTCTCTTAGAACAGGTTCGAATCCTGTCCTGACTACTGCTTATTTCATAAGCGCGTATAAATAGTTTAGTACATAGGTAAGGTGGCCACTACGTCTAGTGGCACATGGTTCCATAGCTCAATTGGATAGAGCACTGCCCTTCTAAGGCAGGGGTTATAGGTTCGACTCCTATTGGAATCACTAAAATAATTAAGTATGAGAGTAAAAGACAGATTTTGGGAAGGCTTCTATGTAGGAGTTTTAATTGGCATCATAGTATGCTGTATGAGTGTAGTTATTGTTTTACAATTAGTTTATTGATTATGAAAAGAGGATTAGTATTATTGAGTTTACTGTGTATGTTTAATGCATCAGCACAGATTGAGGTTTCCAGCAAAAAGCAAGAAACTGTATTTTGTACAAACATGGGTTTGCACTGTATAATTAAAGTTACTGTAGATACTACAAATACGTATTGGCTATCATTCCGTGATGCTTCATATAAGCACATTGAGGTAAGAAAGAGTCTTATGTTTTCAAGTAAAGAAGATCTTATGACATTCTATACTTATATTGTAGCTGGTATCAATAGTGAAGAGAGCCAAGTTCTTACATTTAATGAGCAGACAGTTGGTCTTAACTATGAGATGGGTCTTATCCGTGTAACATTTGAAGAAGGTTACTTTTATGTAAATAACAATCAAGCTTTAAAATGCATTGCTGCATTGAAAGGTCATAATAACTAAGATTATGAAAGTAGAAATTTTAATGAATGGGACAACTAAGATTGTTCTTATTCCAGAAACTGATATTGAGATTGCCATTCTTGCTGCTGTAGCTAAAGGAGGTGTAGAATCAGTATTAATTACACAGCACACACAAATCTTAGATAAGATCATCTTAGATGGTCTTGTAATTATGCCTAAAGTGGAACGCAAAGAAGGCATGAAAGTTATTGAAGTTGAAGAATAATAAGTTACTATATGATTACAAATGATGATTTAACAGTAGAAAAGCAAGGTAATAAGACTGTCCAGTTGCGTAATAAATTATGCAAGAAAATCATAGAAGAGCACTTTAATATGACTCTAGCAGTGGATAGAAATTTTAATTATCTTTGGTATATGTACCACAGTGGTACTAAAAGAGGGAACTATAAAGCCTTTATGTTGGCTTTTGAAATGAACTTGATGGTTGCATTACAACAAATTACTGAAGAAGAAAGAGAGAACATTGCTAAGATGTGTAGCTCTGAAGATGAAGATAATCTATACATGGGTTTACTAGCCATTGATAACTTTAGAAAACAAAGAATCAAACAACACGGTGAATGGAAAGACTATGGTAAAGATGTATCTTCTGAGTTTAGAGAAGCCATTAGCAAGTACCCTACTCTTATAGTCAGAGGTGAAAAACTTGATAAATTATGAAAGAGCAAGAACTTATAACAGAAGGTTTTGAAAGAGTTGACCAACTTGTAGAAGAAACTGGAGATCAAACAGATTACTATTTCTATCAGTTAGAGATCAATCCGGACTTTGTCTTGATGAGTGATGCCAGTGATGAAATTAATAATGATCAGTGGAAAGTTTATTGCTATGAGTCAGGCATAGTTATCAAGGATCTAGAAGATGTGCAAATGTTAATTGCACTCTTTGGAAAGTGGAACAAGCAGAATAAATAACAGTTATGTTTATAGGAACATTAGTAAAGAGTAATTCTAAGTTGAGTTACTCTAATGGGAAAGATAAGCTCTTATATGATCAGTTCATTGATAAGATCAAGGACGGTGAAGAGATAGAAATTTTTGTATGTCTTAAGGGCAGGGGCACGTCTCCTGCCCAAATAAGTAAAGTTCATGCTTGTATAAGAGAATTAGCAGGAGAACTTGGGTTTCCATTTGATGACATGAAATTGATCATCAAAGAAAAAGCTGGATTATGCTATGAAGTAGAAGATGAAGGTGAGAGAAAGATAGTATGCAAATCATTTGCTGATTGCAGCTTACTTGAGATAACCTTAGCTATTGAGGCATGTAAAGATGTAGCCAGACAGAATAATATTATTCTTGAGTAGGAGCCTCATATCCTTCATCCCCTGGTTGAAGGATTGATTTTTCATCATAAAGCGTGTTCTCTTTAGCAACTTTTTCAATTTCTGCTAACAAAACAGTAATTGTATAAAAGCTACGCTCAAGATCATTCATTTCTTCATATTTCCCTCCCATTATTTTCTTAAGAGATTCATCTCTTTTGACAGGGTCAGGGATTTGATTGAATAGATAAAAGAGTACATGCTTAAGCATCTTATAGAAGTTATTATTGACCTTTATGTCAATAATAGTGTCTTGTTTGAGTTCTTTTACTTTAACCGCCATAACACAAATATAGAAAATATGAATCAGAAACTAGACATTGGAGAAATAAAAGAAAAAATATTGGCTAAACTTGAACCATCAGGTTGGGCCCGAGTATTGAAGAGTTTTATTTACAGTAGTGACTTTGACAATATTATAATAGAACTTGCTAAACAAGCAAAAGATGGTAAGAGATTTACTCCTACTATGAAGAATTGGTTCCGGGCATTTGAAGAGTGCCCATATAGCGAACTTAAGGTGGTAGTCATTGGCCAAGATCCATACCATGGATTAGGACATGCTGATGGTATATCATTCAGTTTAAGTCAGACAGAAGATATGCAACCAAGTTTAAAGTACTTGTTAAATGCAGTCAACAAGTCCGTATATAATAATGAACAGATTTCCACAGATAAGGACCTTACAAGGTGGGCAAATCAAGGTGTTCTAATGTTTAATACGGCTTTGACAACTAATGTAGGTAAGATAGGTCAACATTATTTAATTTGGAAGCCTTTTGCTGCATATCTATTTGATTGGCTTACTTGGCAAAACAGTGGAATTATCTATGTTTATTTAGGTAAGAAAGCCGAAGAATGGTCCTCTTGTGTAAATGATAATAACTACAAATTCTTTGTAACGCACCCCGCAGCTGCCAGCTATACTGGCCATAAAGAATGGGACAGCAAGAATGTATTTGTAGAGATTAAAGATTTACTCAAGAAGAATAATAATTTTGATATTGAGTGGTAGTATGGAAGAGATATTCAACAAGCTGATAAAGCAGAGTTTAACACCAAACCAATTCTACTTACTGTGGTGTAAGCAAAATAGTATTGTTCCTTCATTTAACACCAATTATTCTGTTGAGCTAATGCGTCTCAAGAATGGTGGATGGTTACATGAAGATGACACTATTACAAGTCAAAGTCTTATTCTTATTCAAGAAATAGAATCTTACTTTAAGAACAGTAAGAAGAAGACTTCTAAAGCCGTCATGGGTGAAAATTTCATGACAAATATTGAAGCTTATTTGGATCTTTTTCCTAAATTTAAGCTTCCCAGCGGCAAATATGCAAGATCAGATAAGAAGAACTTAGAAGGTAACTTCAGATGGTTCTTTGAGAGTCATAGTTACTCTTGGGAGACTATATTTGACGCCACAAAATTGTATCTAGACCAGTATGAAAGACAAGGTTACAAGTACATGAGAACTTCTCAGTACTTTATCCGCAAACAGAGTGCTGATAAGACATATGATTCAGAGTTAGCAAATTATTGTGATATGATTACCAATGGAGAAACAGGAATTGATGACAAACATTTTAGTGATAAAGTATTCTGATGAATTACAAAATAAAAATCCTATTAATTGCATTAATGGGTACATTGATAGGGTACCGGGTCGTGGACCTACTGATAATATCAATATCTTTTTGGCAATACTTTAGTATTGAAGTTGTCATAACAGTATTACATATGCTTTATGAACAAGTCAAGCAGAGGGAAATAAACAGGTAAATATGGATAACAAAGAAAAGGCTGCTCCAAAGAAAAAGTGGAACAGTCAACGTGAAGGTTTTCAGGAATCTCTGAGATATCTACAGGGTAGAATGAAGGGTGAGATTAAGAGTCTCAGAACACCATGGGTAAAGTTTAATAACGCAACTACAGATGGATTAGAGTGGAATACCTTCACTGTGATTGCCGGTAGGCCTGCCAGTGGTAAGACTCTTATTGCAGAACAAATTGTAAGAGAGTCCTTTCCTCTCAACCCCGGTGAGAATTTTAGAGTCCTGCAATTCCAATTTGAGATGCTAGCAAGAACTTCTGCAATACGTGAGTATTCCAGTGTGATTGGTAGATCTTACAAGTACTTATGTAGTGCTGACGGAAAACTTTCAAGTGATGATTTACAAAAATGTTATGATTACGCAAAAGCCAAAATTAAATATCCCATAGACGTAGTAGAGAGGCCTTGTACCGTTGAAGAGTTCAAGCATATTGTTGGGGAATACATGATGGACCATGCACACTATGATTCTGATGATAATCTGATTTTTACAAAAGCACTGATTACTATAGATCACTCTGTACTATTTAAGAACGGACCTACGGAAAAGTCTAAGCAGGACATGCTAGCAAACCTAGGTGAAGCAATTACATCTCTTAAAAGACAGTGGCCGGTAGCATTTGTACTCTTGAGTCAGCTCAATAGAAATATTGACAACCCAGAGAGAAGTGAAGAAGGCAAGTATGGTAATTATGTACTTGAATCTGATATATTTGGTTCTGACGCTATTCTTCAGCATGCTGATACTGTAATTGGTATCAATAGACCTGCTAAACAGAAGATTAGATTCTATGGGCCAGATAGGTATGTGATTGATGATGACAAAGTCTTAGTACTCCACTTTCTTAAATCAAGAAATGGTGAGACAGGCTTATGTTTCTTTAAGGCTGAATTTGAGAAGATGAGTATTGCAGAGATGATTACACCTCCTATGCAGGAGAAAAGATTAACAACAAAATAGTAAATTATGAGTTTAACAACAAAACCTACAATCAACAGGCAAGAAAAGACTGAGGAACTGTATGCGTTTCATGAGTGGAAATTCAAGTTACTAGGTGAAGACAGCCCAGTATTCATCCCCAAGTGTGCTTATGTCCCTAAGTTTATGACAGAGCAACACATTGGATTCTTTCTTAGTGAAGTTAAGAAAGGTAAGGATGTGTATACTGAGTTTACAAGTATTGACCTAGATCCTGAAGATCCTACCAGAACTCTTTACAAGTGGAGATTCAATCCTCACTATGAAGAAGAGTATGAGAAGACTGAACCAGCAGCTAATGGTCACATCAGGTATCTTGTTCCTGTTTCAGAACTGATTAAAATTGATGTTCAACAACCAGTTGAAGAACTAGTTAACCAGTTTCCAGACTTTGATGAGATAATGGATCCAGACATGGATGCACCATTGGATCAAATTACAATCAGAGACCTTGCAGCTATCATGCTTAAAAGACCTGTGAGCAATAAGAAATGGTTAAATGACATCATTAATTCTTAAGTTATGGGAATAGTATTGCCAACTGTAAAAGTTAAAGGGGACAGAGTGAACCCCAAGAGAATAGTTATCTATTCTAAACCAAAGACTGGTAAAACCACAGCGTATGCCGGTCTTGACAATAATCTCATTCTTGATTTAGAGAATGGTGCTGATTACGTAGATGCTCTGAAAGTCAAGATCAGTAATTTACAAGAACTGTTAGATGCCGGTAAGGCTATTAAAGAAGCAGGAAAACCGT